GTGTATGTGTCATATGAAATACCTCTGTATATCATTGAACCCTCCCTTTTTAAAAGAGCGTTCCTTCGGCATTATTGCCTACTTCCGTCCCTTACGGGATGAACGATATAATTATTTATACAAAAGGTACAGTAGAATTTGATTTATGGTTCTAAAAACTATAATATAAATACTGTTATGCGTTATCATGTGATCTACAAAAAAGGTATTGAAAAGCCATTCTATGGAACAATATGGAATGATCTTCCTAGTCACATCAACAATCCAGATAAACTTTTAAAAATCACTACACAATCAGATAATGATTGGGACTATAAGAATATTCTTACTTGGCAATTAAATGAATTACCACTTACACAAAAATTTATTGAAGTATATAAGCAAATATCCTCACATTCAGCACAGTTTGAAAGATGGGGAGGCACAAAAAATCAAAATGATGAAAGACCTCCTGGATATCATTGGGGTGTAGGAAGAGATGACTGGTTTGGTTACAGAATGAGATTAGATATCTATAAAAGTAATTCTGTACAAGGATTTTTAGACAGTCGCACAAAGATGAATGAACTAATAGACTATTTAGATATAGATCCTAGTCTTAAATTAAATGATAAGGACTTATATGATATAGATATAGAAGTTTTAAATGAATTACATCTTATTTTTGAACAGGAACTTCCCAAAGCACACAACAGAGTATCTGCTAAAGAAATAACTATTAAAGAACTTCAGCCTATTAAGAATGCTTGGGAGGCAGTTAATTATATTGTGCATATGAATGAGAAAACACAAGAGTTTGCTGAGAATTGTCCTTTAGAAAGAATAGATGAATTATTAGCAGAGGATTATATTTATTCTACTACATTAGGAGTTCAATATATACCTCCTGGTGATGAAATTAATAAATTTCGAGAGTGGGATATGGTTGATGAAGATTATGAACACTTTACAACAGGAAGAAACGGACAAAATTTAGTATTAGATTTTGGCACAATAGGAAAAGACTTGTATTCATGTAGTCTTACAAATGATGTTGCTTTGGCATCACAAGAAAGATTATTATCACAACAAATTACATATAATCCTTGGGCATCATATGATTTTACAACAACAAATAAAGATAAAACTTTAGACAAATATAATAAATGGATAAAGGATAATAATTTAAACTATACAGAAGCAAAATATACACCTGGTAGACATATATTATCTGATGAATTAATAAGTCATCCTAATATGAAAGATCCTGTAACATTTTACAATAATATTATAAAAAGAACACCAATTATAGAAGGATTCGTAATTACTGACGATAACAACAAATCAATCTTATAAATAAGAGTAAGACCAGGAGTAAATATGGCATATAGTAAAAAGGTAGTAGATAGATTTGAAGATGTTTTAAATAACCCAGCAGCACATGGAGTAGGAAGGTTTGATCCAAACGATCCTAACATTGCAACCGGAATGACGGGAGCACCAGCATGTGGAGATGTTATGAAACTAGATTTAAAAGTAGATCCTGATACAGATGTTATATTAGATGTTAAATTTAAAACTTACGGTTGTGGTTCAGCTATTGCTAGCTCAACAATGTTCGTAGAAATGCTTAAAGGTATTACAATGGCTGATGCTTTAGAAATAAAAGATAAAGATATAGCAGCAGCTTTAGAATTACCACCTATTAAGTTACATTGTTCAGTATTAGCAGAAGATAGTATTAAACAAGCTCTAAAAGATTGGGATACTAAGAAGGCACACCGCAAACATAACGGAGAACCTATTGCAAACTAATCATTACGATCCTAATATGATAGCAACAACATATCAAGGACCTTCAATAGATTTTACGGACACAGCACTTATAGAAGTTATAAAAAGAATAGAAAAACAAGGTGCTAAAGGTGTCAGATTTGGCTTAACAGGAGGAGGATGTGCTGGTTTCTCTTATGAATTTGATTATGCTAATGAAGGAAAAGAAAATGACATTCCATTTGATTTTGGAAAGTTTACATTATGGTTAGACCCTATGTCTGAGATGTATTTAACAGGAACAATTATATCCTGGAAAGTAGAAGGATTAAATGAAGGGTTTGAATTTGTTAACCCTCAGGAACAATCAGCTTGTGGCTGTGGTGTTTCTGTAGGATTTTAAGGAGTATATTATGGCAAAAACATGGAGTGGCAAGATCACACATACAGGTGTTAAAAAAGGAACATCACAAGGACAAGGCGGTAGAGGTAGAAAAGTAAAAATTAATACTTCTACAATGAACAAAAACAAAAAAAGAAGTTATAAGAAGTACAGAGGACAAGGTAAATGACAACAACTAATATAACTAATGTCTCGGATGCTAGTTGGAGTAACAATAACCCTAACGAGTTAGATTACTTGCGCCCTAATGCGTTCAAGTTTCAAATACATAACATTCCGAATGTCAGTTATTTTTGTCAAGCAGCTAACATACCTGAAATAAATTTACCACCTGCTACACAAATGACACCATTGGTAGATATCCCACACCCTGGAGATAAACTAGAGTTTGGTGTTTTAATGATACGATTCCTCATACAAGAGGACATGAAAAACTATACAGAGCTATATAACTGGTTAATTGGTTTAGGATTTCCAGTAGATCATAAACAATATAAAGAATATGGCCAAGGGCAGGAGTATAGATTTCCAGATATAGACCCTGCCAAGCAACAAGCGTTAGGACAATTTTCAGACGCTTCATTGTTCCTATTAGATTCTAATAACAACTTACAAACACAATTTATCTTTAGAGATGCCTTCCCTATTAGTTTACAAGGGTTGGATTTCGAGATAGCCTCAGGACAAACGGACTATATGGTTGGTGTAGCTATGTTTAGGTACAGAGATTACATTATTAATACAGATCAGTAACCCAAACGGTACAATAAACAGTTGACTCTTACATAGTAAGGTCGTATAATGTGTATATTATGATAACTCTTAATGAACTACAAGAAATGTGGAAAGAAGACTGTAAGATTGATGAACTTAATCTTGGCCAAGAGTCTACACGCATACCAGAACTACATTCCAAGTATCTAAACCATTTAACTACACTTAGATTGCAATGTAGGAGAGCCCAGAGCGATTTATTTAGCATGAGAAGGCTTAAATGGAAATATTATCGTGGAGAGTTGGATCAAAAAGAATTGAATGATTTAGGCTGGGATCAGTACTTAGGTAATGCTCCTTTAAACAATCAGATGAATGACTTCTTAGATACAGATGAAGATGTTATTAAATTAACAGACAAATTAGAGTATTTAAACACTTGTATGTCCCTATGTGAGGGCGCTATGAAGTCAATAAATAGTCGTTCTTTTGATATTAAAAACGCAATTGAATGGACCAAGTTTACAAATGGACTCGTTTAGTGAGGAAAATTTGGCCGACCTTTAGGAGCAAAAAAAGTTGATCAAGGTAAAGAAGAAAGACGAAGTATATATTAAGGTAGATACAGACTTAAGCACTGACCAGGAAATATGTGACTTCTTTACATTTGAAGTACCTGGTGCTAAGTTCATGCCACTATATAAAAATAGAATGTGGGATGGAAAGGCTAGACTTTATAGTATGTACACCAAAGAACTATATGTAGGTCTATTGCCTTACTTAAAAGAATTCGCTGATACATTAGAGTATGATATAGAAATAGACATGCCTAATATTGGTGAAGATATAGACATAGATAAATTCACAGACGAACTGAGGTTACAATCCAATGAGAAAGATATCGAAATTAGAGACTATCAGAAGGAAGCGGTTACAAAGGCGATTAATGTGGGACGAACTTTACTCTTATCTCCTACTGCTAGTGGGAAGTCTCTTATTATTTACAGTCTTATTCGTTACCACCAGCTAAAAAATAGAAAGCAATTAATTATTGTGCCTACTACATCATTAGTAGAACAAATGTATGGAGACTTTGCGGACTACTCAACTAAAAATGGTTGGAAGGTACAAGAAAATTGTCATAGAATATATGGTGGCAAGGAAAAGACAAATGAATATCCTATAACAATAAGTACATGGCAATCTATATACAAGTATCCTAAGAAATGGTTTGAACAGTTTGATGTTATATATGGAGATGAGGCACACTTGTTTAAGGCAAAGTCATTAACAACTTTAATGAACAAATTAGTTAACACACCTTATAGAATAGGAACAACAGGAACATTAGATGGAACCAAGACACATAGGTTAGTATTAGAAGGTGTGTTTGGTAATGTACATAAGGTTACAACAACTAAAAAATTAATGGACGATAAACAACTTGCTAATTTAAAAATTATATGTTGTACATTAAACTATCCAGACGAAATTAGAAAACAATTAAAAGGATATAACTATCAAGAAGAGATAGATTGGATAGTAACATGTCCTAAAAGAAATGAAATTATTAAAAATTTAACTATTGCACAAGACGGTAATACTTTATTACTGTTTCAATATGTAGAGAAACATGGTAAGATATTATATGAGATGCTTGAAAAAGCAGCTAAGGATAGAAAAGTATTCTTTGTATTTGGAGGCACAGATACAGAGACTAGAGAAGATATTAGAGCCTTAACTGAAAAAGAAAGCAATGCTATTATTGTTGCCTCATACGGCACATTTTCTACAGGTATAAATATAAGGAACTTACATAATATTGTGTTCGCCTCACCTAGTAAGAGTAGAATTAGAAACTTACAAAGTATAGGAAGAGGTTTACGAAAAGGAGATAATAAAGTTACTTGTAATCTTTTTGATATTGGTGATGATTTATCGTGGAAGTCACATAAGAATTACACACTTAATCATTTAATAGAAAGGATCAAGATTTATAACGAAGAAGGTTTCGATTATAAACTTGTTAAAATAGATGTCTGAAGAAATAAGTATATTAAGATTAATGGATGGATCAACAGTCGTAGGGAGGGTAACAGTCTCTTCTGACATTATAGAAATAGAACATCCTATAGAATTAGTTTTTAACACCACACCTTTAAAAGGTGTATTAGGTGAACAGGTGAGTTTAAAACCTTGGATGGCAATAGCTGAAGATCAAATATTTGTAGTTGACAGAGCTAATGTAATTACAATAGGATCGTTACAAGCAGAATTTCATCCAGGTTATGAAAGAATGGTAGAAACAATTTACTTTGATAGTCCTCAATGGCAAATACCTGAGGTACCAGAAGAAATACCTGAAGATTTAGATATAGATTTATTAACAGATTATGCAGACGCAATAATGAAAAAGAAGATACATTAGGAGTATATTATGGCAAAAAGAAGAGACCCAAATTCAGCTCACTACATTGACAACAAGGAGTTCCTTGCAAAGATTAGTGCTTATCGAGAGTTAAGAATTGAAGCAGAAGAGAGTGGCGAGGAAAGACCACAAGTAACAAATTATATTGGAGAGTGTTTTGTAAAAATAGCAAATCATTTAGCATACAAATCCAATTTTGTTAACTACACATTTAGAGATGAGATGATTTTAGATGGTATTGAAAACTGTCTTACATACATGGACAATTTTAATCCTGAGAAGTCTAAAAATCCTTTTGCATACTTTACACAAATCACATACTATGCTTTCATTAGGCGTATCCAAAAAGAGAAACGGCAAATGGAAACCAAGTTTAAGTATATTAAAAGTCTAGATATAGAACAAATATTAGAAAATGGTGCAGATGGAGATGTGCATACAAACGAATACCTAAGTTACATGAGAGGTATAGTGGAGCAAGCAGAGGCAGATAACGCAGCAGCAGAGAAACAGAATCAAGGTAAGAAGATGCCTAAGCGTAGACCTAAATATTTAGATGAGAAGATTAAAGCAGAAGAAGCTGCAAAGGAGAAAGAACAAAAAGGTCAACCAAAAGAGCAACTTTTTGATTGATTGTTAGTTAACTATTATATATAATATCATATTATGAAACTGAGATACAGCGAAGCATTCTATAGCATACAAGGCGAAGGTAGATTCGTAGGAGTACCTAGTGTATTCTTAAGAGTCTTTGGTTGTAACTTTGAATGCGCTGGTTTCGGACAAGAGCGTGGCAAGTATATTGCTACAGACCAAATGCCTTATATGACAGATCCTAAAGGCGATAAAAATCACCCAGAAGCTTATAAAGATATTTCAGAACTTCCTGTTACACCTGTAGGT